CTTCAATAAAGGATTCTTGTGTTGTGTAGATTGTATCCTTCAAGATGATGCCGGCTTCTTTTATTTGTTCGGCGCTAAAGCTCAGCCCGAAGCTCCAGTCATGATTCACCATCATCAGATAGTTGTTGTCATCCTCAAAGAACTTGAGCTTGCGTGAGGCGATGTGAACTGTCTGGAATGGGAACGCCTGTCCCTTCCAGTTGTGCTTCACCTCTACCTCGATGCCGATAGTCTTGCCGTCTTTCTCGGCGAGTAGGTCAATGCCATACTGATCAGGATTGACTTGAGCCTTATAGCCCTTGTATGTCAGCCAGCGTAGGACTTTATCCTTAGCAGGGTCGTTGGTGTTATAGAGAGTTTGGTCAAATGCTTTCATTTGTCTGTTGAGTAAAACCCTTTCCCGTTGAACTTGTATGAGCGAAAGTTGTAATCCCTAAGCATTTCAGAGTTGCAATGAGCGCAGATTGGAGTTGGGACTTCTTCTTCTATCCCTGCGTGGATGGTTATGGTTTGGTCACAGCTACCACATTTGTAGTCATAGGTTGGCACTAGAACAATCCCTCGCTTCTCTGATCAGCAGCGTGTTTTAGTCTGCCCTCAATAATCGGAATGTAGTCCTGAGTCATCTCGATACCGATAAACCTAAAGCCTTCAAGAATTGCTGCCTTGCCTGTTGAGCCTGAGCCAGTGAATGGGTCAAGGACTATTCCGTTAGGTGGAGTGACCAGCTTGATTAGGTAGCGCATCAGGTCGGTTGGTTTGACTGTTGGATGGAAGTTCTGGCGTGGTTGTGTGGATCGGTTCTGTGGTGTGTTACTGCCGATATTCTCAGGCTTCCGGCTTGTATCCCAAACCCTAGTTGCCTCTAATTCATCTAGCCCTTCGTTCCTGTCACGCTTTGATGCTTTAGCAACATAGAAGAATCGAGATGCACCGCCCTTGTCCGAATAGCTTTGGGTGATTGCCCCTTTAGCTGGGCTGTATCTGCCGTTCTTACCAAAGTCCCCAGCAACAATTGGCTTACCAGTTCCACCGCCTACTTGCCCGCTCTGCTCATCTAGTAGCTCTGCGCTGTATTCGTCAAGGATTACATTTGCAGGCCAGCGACCAAAATCATTCTGTTCCCAGCCACCGCTTCCGTCTCCTCCTGATTGAGTTTCCTGAGTGCCAAAAGTTGCCGTTCTATTACCAGCGGCGGAGTTATCCCCTTCTTTTCTTTTCACCCTGCTTGCATCTATGTTCAGCCCACCTGTTCCGTAGGTTAGGACATTCTCTGCAACTGTTCCAATCAGGGGCTTGCGAGCGACAACGATAGGTTCAAAGGCTGGCTTTAGTGCTGTTCCCCATCCTTCCCATTGTTGGGCTTCAGGGGTTGAGGGTGCGGTGATGTCTATTTCTTTCGCCTCGCCGCCGTAAGCACCAGCAGCCGAGTCGCTTCTTTGCTCTGCTCCACTAATGCCTTTAGGACTCGCTATCTTTGTCCCTACAACTTCTCTTTCGGCCCCTGCTGCCTTGTCTATCGCCTTTGATACATCGAGCGACTTAGGGAATCCCGAGCCATACATCCAAGCAATCGAATCACGAACCTCAAATCCTGCATCCTCGATAGCGACCGCAACCCGATGCCAAGTGCGAGTTCCGCCGAAACTAAGCAAGTGACCGCCGGGCTTTAGAACTCTTAGACACTCACGCCAGAGGTCGGTGTTGTAGGCAATGCCCGATGAATCCCACTTCTTACCCATAAAGCCAAGTTCGTAAGGTGGGTCGGTGACGATGGAATCTACTGAGCAATCTGGCAGGGTAGGCAGAATGTCTAAATTATTGCCAATGTGAACTGTGTAATTTTCACCCTGAATCATTGCTTCTTTACTTCCCCTGCGAATGGCGTGTTCTTCTCTAGCTCGATAGTCAAGATGCCACAGGTTGAGTCATCACCCGATGTCCGACGATACCAGTCTGAGCCTGCGTCAATAGTCGGGCATTGCACCCAGAACTTAGAACCTTGTGAGTCGAACCTCTGTCCGAGTTCTTGCACGATCAGGTGATGGAAGTGTCCAGTTAAAAGGACATCGCAGGGCTGCACCCATTGGTTGCCAAAGGTCGAGTTGGACCACCATTTGGTCACGCCTTCGGGTCGGTTGGCTTGATGTCCATGCACTACCCCGATTGTGTTGACTCCGTAGCGGAAAGCAAAGCCCTCATCATGTGGCTGTGGGATTAGGTATTCAACATCCATGCCTAGTTCTTTTGTTACCCTGCGTAGCTGCTGAAGGATGACAATGCCCCAGTCATCGAGTCCCGGCTTGCCGACCTGTTGCCCCTTGAATCGGTTTTGGCAATGGTTTGACGCAACTGATCCGTAGGTGACAGGTGCGTATTTGTGCGCTCGCTTGATTAGGTCAAGCATTAGAGAAGTCGCAACATCAACCTGTTGCATTGGAGAAAGGTCGTTGCTTTCTAGCTGATTGAAGTGTGCGGCATTTGAGAACGACTCAATGATGTCGCCGATGTCCATAATAAAGATGCGCTCATACTTGCCTGACTTCATTTGTTGCTCGATGCGTTCGTAGGACCGCATGACTCTAGCGATAAGTTCGGGTGTTCCGCCTCGGCTTCCTGTCTTACCGACTTGAAAATCAGAAGGTGCAACGATGAGAGCTTTTTCGGTTGTTTTGATGTCTTTTCTTTTCCCTGCGCCCTTGCGAGCTTCGGACATAAGAAGCGGCAAGTCAATCTCTCGATTCTTCTTGCGGAAGGTAAATCGGTATGACACTAACCACTCACCGCCTTCTCGCTGTTGCCAGCGTGAGGTTCTGATTGGTGGGATGATGTCAATGTCACTAGGGTCAATGCCTGCGCTCTGTAGAAACTCGTCAAAGTTTGCAGGTTGCGATGCGTAACCCGGTGTTGTTGCCTCGCCCTCAAGTCCGTCAAACTCAATGGCAGGTCGAAAGTTCGGTTGCGCTGTAATCTTTGGCGCAGGTTCTAATGATTCAAGCATTACTCATAGCAGGAGCAGAGTTCTCTCCTGTGCCTTCCTATTGCCTCATTTGATAACTGGATGCCTCTTTGTTGCAGGGCAACAGAAAGACCTTTGTCAGACCACTTAGATTTGTCTGCAAGTGCTTCGATCAGGATTTTCTTATCCCCTGCCTCTAAGCCTTCGAGCGTGGCCCTAGTCTTGCATCTGCGTTTGCCTGTTATTGGCTCAAGACCCTCTAGCATTCTTCATTCCCTTCTCTAGTTCGGTCAATGCAAAGTTCTTAGCTGTTGCTGCCGCCTCGTCAATGTCATCCTGAGTCATCGGCTGTCCGAACTTACTCAAGGCTAATTTGGACATCTCAACATGAAGAGCCAACACGCCTAACTCGATGCCTTTGCCAAGCAACAGCTTTGAGTGGTCGTTCACTTGGTCTTGGAACTTCCAAAGCTTGATTAGGTCTTCTGGTTCGTAGTTTTCCATCAGATGCTCAAATCATTCTCATCAGCAATTAGTGACTGCACGATTCTTTGCAGGGTCGAGTTCTGCCAAGTGTGGTCGGCAAGTGCGCCCTCGATATATTGAGCAAGGTCTTCTCGGATGGAGTCAAGGTCGGCAGACCAAACCAAATTAGGGTCACGCAGTAGCGCAGCAGCTTGCTTGAAGTCAGCAGCGAGTCTCAGTTCTCTTCTAGTAACCATGCTGTCAGCTCTGGGTTCTCTTTGAGGACCATGAGAACCGAGTTCTCCCATAAGGAAATGAAGTGATGTTCCCAGTCCTCATAAGTCTCTTTTTTACCGGGTGTTTCATTCTGAAAAATAAACCGACAGGCGTGAAGTAGCTCATGAAAGACTGTGGCTCTCTTTTTGCTCTCTCCAAGCTCTCGGTCAATGACGATAATGTTTCGGGAGTCTTGTGTGTAACCCGAACTTGAATCGGCGAGTAATGGATCATCTTTGGAGGTAAGTTCAACGATGCGGTATTGCTGGAATCCAATTTTGACAACATTAGGACACCTTGACTTCATTCTGCAATTCCTTTAGGCCGTCTTTTAGGTCTTCGAGATAAATAAACTCACCGATTTGGTTGCCGGTGCTGTTCAAGTCTATGGCTTTCCAAAAGCGTTCGGCTTCTAGCCTTCTGCCTTCTTTTACCCCTGTCTCAAAGGCTGCCATGCAAGCCTTGTGGATTGTCTCTTGGAACTCACTATTTGTCATCTTCCCCTGCTCCCATCTTTAGCAATACGAGTGAAATTAGTAAAACATTGACCCCTGACATTATGGTTATGAACTCAAGCATCCTCTTGCACCTCATCTGCCACCTGACGGATTGGCTCTAGTGGGACATTGACACCATGCGCTCGCTCATTCTTGAGGTGCTGCTCAAGGCTCTTGATTTTCTCTAGCCTGAATCCTGACCAGCGTTTGAGGTCAGTCTCAACTATCGGCGCTGCTGTGAGTCCGAGTTCGATGAATCTATCTACAGCCTTCGGCGTGAGCTTTCGGGTCTTGTAGATAATTCCCCTCTTGTCGAACTGCCTAGCGGTTGCTTCGCATTGCGAGCATCCCGGCTTAGTCCATAAAACGATTGACATCAAGGCTTGCTCCTGTTCGTAGTGAAATCTCTTTGCGCTCGTCTTTGATGACCTCTAGTGCTTTTTCATATCCCTTGCGTTCAACTTTGGTCATCTTGATTCGGTCAATGTTGATAGAGGTTCGAAAGCTGAGCCATTGAGTTGCATAGCTTGCGCCCTCTTTCATGCCATGACGGAAAGCCTCGTCAAGTTCGTATTCAAACAAGCGGTCAGCAATCCAATACTTAATGTCTCGCCAAGTGTGTCTCATGCGTTCTCTCCTAGCAATTCTTTAGCGGCCCATCTCAAGACCTCGGCGGTTTCCTTCAGCCCCTCATTGTGTTTCTGGTTAGAGAGGTCTTCTAGTGCTTCGATGCAGGCCTCAAATCCTCTGCTGAATTGAGCCATGCCAAAGAGGTCGAGCTTGCGATCTACCTCATTGCGAAATTGTTCTACTGTCATTTCTTATCTCCCTGTGATGATGTTGACCAATAGGTCTGGTATTGCGTGAAGTGCGATTAGTGCGAGTGTAAACAGGATGAAGAACCTGATGAATTGGAAGGCGGTCATTAGGCCACCTCATTCACAGCGATAATTTCCAGGATGACATTTCCTTTTGTTTTAGCTTCAGGAAATGTTGCTGCCCTTTTTTCTATGATTGCGATTTGCTTTCTGGCAAGCTCAAGGCTTCCACACCAAGACCAAGCTGCATATCTCCAGTTGTCTGCTTCTCCCCATGTTCCAACGATTGCGTGTGTGTAAGCACGCTTGCTGTTGCGAGTATGAATTGAACCATCTTTTGCTGTAACGCTGTATCTGTTTGTTGTCATGGCTTTTCTTTCCTTTCTTGCCCTGATAAGTAAAGGTTAGCCTGGCGCAAGCGCCTGGTATAGCGTTATTTCGGTGTCGTTACAGAATCGTTATATTTGCCGTTATAGGGGCAAAACCCTGATTATTGCGCCTGTTTCTCGGTCATCGTTATAGAACTTGCGAGCTGCAATCTCAACAACTTGGGAGTCATCGCCCCAAATAAGGCCTGATTGCCCTATGCCATCGAGGCAGCCCCTGAGGAGCTTATCGGGCGGTCAGAGATCGGGCGGCACTATTGGCAACGCCCGATCTTTTATCCTCACAGTCTTAGGTCGCTCTAAAAAGAAATCCACCTCGACCCGAATAGGACCGAGATGGATGTTCTGGTTTGCGAATGGTTGACAAGCATCTTCAATAGCCGCTCGCCACTTTTTTAGGTTAGCTGATTGAGCCTCGACAATCCTGCCGTTGAATACTCGCTTAGACCCTTGTGGGGTCGGTCTGCCGTAAACATGAAGTTCAATCACCTATCTAGTTTAGAACGGAGCGTCTGCCCTAGAGATGGTTGGGTTGTTAATGTTGATTGCTGCTACCTGCTTCGGCGTGTTATCCCTGCCGGTGAAGCTCTCAATCTTGACCGACAGATCACCTGAGACTTCTAGTGTCTCCCCTTCTCTAACCTGCTCTTTGGTCCAGACTGTAACCCAGACATTGATGTCCTTGCCATCTTTGGTCTTCTTCTTCTCGACACCTTTGAAGCCATAACCATCGATGATGCGTGTTACTTCTACTGTTGCTTTTACTCTCATTTTCTTATCTTCCTATGATCGAGAGAAACGCAATCCTGATGACCACAAGTTCTTTCCCCTGCCATCACTAAGCTTCCGTCTTCTCTTATTGGAGTGACCATATCTTCGGCATAGTTTCCTTGCCAAATCAGACAGTCACCTA